GGGCGGCGGCTTTCTTCAGAACGAGTAAATCGTTTCTCAATAAAGCTAAGCAGAGTATCTCCCTTAAAGCTATCTTCTTTTTTAGAAGCATCATCAAGGGCTAATGACTTATCATTAGAGGGTTTATCAATTAGTGCCATGTATTTTCCACATTAAATTTATTGTACCGTTGAAGGTATACCATCAATATCCCATAACAGGGTCTGCAATAATCATTCCAGATTGAGAAGTTAGTGGATTATAATCAAATAATCCGCTACGAGGACGGCTCATAAGCCCATAACGGAGGGCATCATAAGTGTGATCGTTACTAACTTTGGTATTGATATCCTCTGGATTCACCTTACTTAAGGGCAATGTAGGGAGGTCACCAATGATCTGAATACATGTATTAAAGAATGTAATGCGTGGTTGTTCAGTGAAACTATCAACCTGAAGCCTTCTATGCACCTCATTTTTACCAGCAACACGGCTACCAGAGCTACGATCAGCGGGTCGCCAGCGGCATCCCTTCATAATCATACGCTCTGCGATGGATGGACCAGTGTCGCCACGCTTATGCCAGCAACTACTGTCCAACACACCATATCTAATCTTCTCATTACCCTCAAGACTCAAAATCTTGACGGCTAAATCCTCTGCCAACACCTTGCTAACGTACAATTCACGATAAACCACCACAGAATCGTCAGGAGCTACAGCAAACCACAGCACAGCGCTATAACTTCCGTAGCCATAGTCGCAACTTCTGAATCTAGGCCAGCTATGTGGTATTTCGTAGGGTTCAACAACGTGAATTGCCCTGTTAAATTCAGAGAAAGCAGCACCTTCTGCAATATCCCAATTACCATCAAGCAATTGCTTGCGCTGATGCTCTGGAAGTGACAGCAGCATGGCCTCATAGTCACCAGACTCAGCCAAATACGGGTTATCTGACAGCTTTGCTGGTATAAACTTGCGTTTAAACAGCGGCTCACCCTCTCTGCTGTGCCCTTTAGGGTATCTCATCACCTCGCCTGTATCAATATCGGTGGCAAAGAACGATTTATTCGGTGGAGAAGGAAGAATAAACATCTTCCTAACCCATTGGTGGCCGGGACCACCCGGATTCGTAGTGGCTCTCATGTACAAAGGCAGATCATGAGCAGCGGTACGCAGCCGTGAACGCATATAGTTGTACGCAAATGGGGTTGCCCACTGTGTAAGCTCATCAAAAGCTATGTACGAGAAGCTCAAACCCTGATATCGCATAACGTCTTCATCTCTATCGAGGTAAGACATCCACAATCTGGCACCCGAAGGCGCTTGCCACTGCATCTTTCGCTCACTCCACTTGATACCGGGGTATATCTTCGGATACATCTCCTGACTTTTCCAAATCAGTTCACGAAGTTCCTCAGTAGTGTGGCGTAGAACAAGTCCAGAAAACTGTGGATGACCCATGTAACGCAATGGGTCTGCTAAAATTGCATAGCTCTTACCACCACCAGCAGAGCCACCGTACAATACTTCACGCTCTGGCGCTGCTAAGAAAGAAGTCTGTGGGCCAGCATTAGGCTTGAAGATGATGTTCTGTAGTTCAACTACCTGTGCTGGTGGTGCTGTCGCCTGAGTTATTGCTGAAGCTATTACGGATGGCTCCGTAACGATCTGTGGTAAAGAAGCTGTCTTGGCCGGTGCCTGTTCTTTTTTCGTACTCTTCCGCTTTCTTAAGGGCTTCTTCGTACCTGTCGGCAAGCTTTCGATAAGTAGACGATTTTCGTTTGTGGGACTGCTCATTTTTTAATCGTTTAGATAAACCTACATGGCTGATTTCTCGACCAGTTACTTTCGTTAGCCATATAGCCACCTTTCGCACAGCGTATTGTTTAACATACACCTTCGCTTTTTCAAGAGCTTCAAGTTCTAGCGGTATAGGAATGAGCCAGTTATCATCGTTCTCATCTTTTCTATAACCAAAAGGAACTGTCCTAGCCAATCGTGGAATAGGAACATATTCTTTTTTATCTTCTGGCTGTGGCAGTATCCATTTACCTAGCTCAAGTTCTTGCATCAGTCTTCCTCGCGTTCCTTTGCTGGCAAGATCATAACACCATTTGTAGCTTCAACTTGAATCTTATCTGTTTTGGCAAGACCAGCACGGTCAAGCAAATCTTTGGCAGCACTCATCTTCTCTTTGATGCCAAGCTCTGTTGGGTCAAGAATACCATCAACCATAGCAAGAGCAGCACGAGGTGCATTCATTGCAATGTAAAGCTGAGTGGCTTCAATGATTTCTTCCTTGAGATAGTTGGTAATCATGCGGCTGCTATAGCCTTCAGAAAAGCCAGCCAAGCGCCTAGCTTGATTGATGCTACCTTTAGCTTCACCAAATAATACATCAAGGAATTTCTTGTGTTGTTCTGTAAGTTCTTTTGCCATGTTAATCTTTCGTTATTGTGGTGCCGTCAGATATTCTTCTTTCACTCTAACAGATATAGTGATTACACTTGCAACAGAAGCTAGTCCACGTAGAGTGTCATTAGGTTGTAGAATAAATCCATCTACAATCTGTACATAGCTGTGACCACTGATAGATACTTGTTCAGCAATGGTATAAAATGTTGTAGTCTTTGAATCATACCAATCGAGTGAAAATGTTACAGTGCTAGAATTTGCATTAGAAATAATAATGCTATCTACACTGGCTACAAATCTTGGAGGTACAGTGTAGATGGTGCTGTTAGTTGTCAACAACTCTTTACCAACTGTTCTATTCTTAGTAGCCATGCTTACTTCTTTGCTTTCTGTGTAGGAGGAACTGAAGCGCCGCAATTTGCTTTTGTTACCATACCACCTTTAGCAAAAGACTTGGTATAGGTTAAATTGACTTTGTTTCCACTACCTTCTTTGCGTACATTAACACCATAAGAGCTATCGTCTTTTCTGTAAGTAAGATCAACTCCAGTAAGCTCAGACTTTTTAAAAGTTTTATCACCCTCTGGTGTACCAAACTTAATCCTAGACTTGTAGCCACTAAGACCACCAGTGATGCTAGAGTCTTCATCAAGCTGCTTTGTGTAACCAACACGCCCACCGATATTGCTACCAGAGGCGTATTCGTTTTCAAAAGTGCCGCCACCGCCGGTGACCTGAACCTTGTCTTCTTTCTTGGGCATCTTACTTCTTCTTAGCCATTGGCTTAGCGGCTGGCTTAGCAACACCAATCATGATGGCAATAGCTGGCTTACCAGCTTTCTTTTCCATTGGCTTAACAGCACCACCAGCAGCATAACCCTTCTTAGCCATTGGCTTCGCCATGCCACCCTTAGCCATCTTACCCTTGCCATCGGCAGCAAAAGCTGGCATCTTCATACCGTCTTTCTCAACCATTGGCATGCCGCCAGCAGCATAACCCTTCTTAGCCATTGTCTTAACAGCACCACCAGCAGCCATCATTTTTGCATTCATCATTTCATATTCTCCATGTAAAGGTTATTAAAAGTAACATTAGCATCCATGTACGAATCATCTTGTTCCGCACAATGCGCCCACTGGCTAGGACGGAAGTCAGGGGCACCTTCTCCAGTATTCCAATATGCTGGACTTGTAACTCTGACTCTATTGTTAGGTAGAGCCACTATATTACCTGTCCATTCCCCTGCATCTGTTAGCATCAACACATGACTTTGTTTATGCTGTGAAGGGTCTTCTGACACATCACTCTCTGCATAATCAACTGTAAACAGATATCGTCCTGTGTGGAACTCATTATCAATCTTACACAACCACGGTGAAGGCTGTGCCCTGTCAATTCGAATAACACTGTGATTGTAACTACTACAATCCCAAGGCTGTGCCAAATGTGTCTTCATACGCTCAGGCCATTGGTCTAGCTTTATGTCACCTACCAAAGCTGTGATGGGCATCCTTGCCCACATAGCACCACCATGAACATTTGCTTGACTACCATCGTCTGCCTCACAACCAGTGAAGATGACTTGAAAGCTAAGACATCTATCTGGCATAGTTGTAACAGCAACTGCTAGCGCATGGATGTATTCGCCGTGATAGTTTTGATGTCCGTTTGTAAACTCTTTCCTAACCCAACATTTAAAATATGGAATGTTGCTTGTCAAATAACTCATTTCTTTTTAGCCGTCTTCTTCGCTGGTTTAGACTTAGCTTTAACCATACCACCCTTAGCCATTGTAGGCTTAGCAGCTGCTTTCTCAACAGCGTTGGCTTTGTCTAGATATGTATTCTTTACAGACTGTGGCAGCTTAGGGTCTTGTGCCATCTTACGGAATCGTGCAGCCATTTGTTCAGGAGTTTCAGTAGCCATTATATTTCTTTCAATTAAACAACGCTGTTAGTGCGATCTATACAGACAACCGCTACAGCTTCAATAGGTTTGTCTTTCAACAAAACCACCAACTCTTTCATTTCCATAGACGCTGCAAGTTTGCAGCTTCCTATGTT